CGCACTCAACTTCCTCATCCCGCTTCACGTGGGTCAAGGACGGGATCCGCGACAAATGGGCCGAACTCTGGGGGAACGTCAAGCGCACCGCCACCGTCGCCTGGACCCTGGTCCGTCGGGGCTTCGACACCTTCGCCGAAGGGCTCACAAACGCATTCGACGGAGTGAAGAGAGGCATCGGGAAGATCTGGGACGGGCTCAAAGCCCTCGTCAAGGCGCCCATCAAGTTCTGGATCGACGTCGTCTACAACAAGGGCATCGTCTCCGTCTGGAACAAGACCGCGGCGAAAATCCCCGGTGTCCCCGACCTCAAGCCGATGAGCATGCCGAAGGGCTTCGCGCGCGGTGGGATCCTCCCCGGCCAGTCGTCGTGGCGGCAGGGCGACGACCAGCTGGTGCCCATGCGCCGCGGCGAGGGCGTGTACGTCTCCGAGGCGATGCGCGACCCGTATGAGCGGGCCCGGCTTCACGCCGTGAACCAGGCCGCCATGCGCGGTCAGTCCCTCCGCCAGTTCCGCGGTTTCGCGGAGGGCGGGATTTTCGACGGCATCACCAACGCCGTCGGCAGCGTCCTCTCCAAGGGCGCCGACGTTGCCCGCGGCGGTCTCGCCGACCTGGCTGAGTCCGCGTTCTCCCCGGTGAAGAAGGGCATCACCAAAGCCCTCGGGAAGAACAAGTCCGGCTGGCCCGGCATGATCGCCCAAGCCCCGATCGGGCTGATCGACAAGGCCATCAACTACATCCGCGGCAAGGACATCGTCGAGGGCACCGGGCAGTGGCTCAAGCCCGTGAGCGCCCCCTACGGCACCCCGTTCGGCAAGCCGGGGCTGATGTGGTCCAGCGGCCGGCACACCGGTCTCGACTTCCCGGCGAAGACCGGCACGCCGATCCGGGCAGTGGACTCCGGGGTCGTCCGCCAGGCAATCGACTCGGGGCCTTACGGCAAGCACATCGAGATCAACCACGGGTCGGGCCTGTCGTCCCTGTACGCCCACATGTCGGCCATGCTCGCGAAGGCGTCGGACACGGTGAAGCGCGGCCAGCAGATCGGCCGTGTCGGAGCCACCGGCAACACCACCGGCCCCCACCTCCACCTCGAAGCCCGCATCAACGGCAAGACCGTCGACCCCATGCGCTACCTCGACGGAGGAGGCGACGGGGGTGGCGGTGCTGGGGTGGAGCGGTTCCGGGGTGTCGTCACCCAGGCCCTCGGGCAGGTCGGCCAGTCCCTCACCCTGGTCAACACCACGCTCCGCCGCATGAACCAGGAAAGCGGCGGCAACCCTCGGGCCGTCAACCGCAACGACATCAACTGGATCAACGGCACGCCCAGCGTCGGGCTCATGCAGGTCATCGAGCCGACCTACAACGCCTACGCCGGGAAGTACCGCAAGACCGGACCCAAGATGTACGGGGTGTCCGTCGACCCGATGGCGAACATCTACGCCTCCATGCGGTACGCCCTGTCCCGCTACGGCTCCCTGTCCCGGGCGTACAACCGGCCCGGCGGGTACGCCCTCGGCGGCATCGTCGGCGGCGGGGTACAGATCAACACCGGGCTCCGCAACCCCGGGTACGCCACCGGCGGCATCATCCGAGTCGGCGGCAAGAGCATCGACACCGGCCCCATCGCAGCGTCGGTCGGCACGAACTTCCTCAAGAGCCTCGCCGGAACAGCATCCGCGATCGACAAGGCCATGACCACCGTGGCCACCGCGGTGAAGAATGCATTCAAGGGCGTCAAGACGACCCTCGACGACCGACTCATCAAGAACCTCAACGCGCAGAACAAGACCCTCCAGAAGCTCGCCGGGCAGCGCGACGCCCTCACCGCGAAGATCGCCCAGGCCAAGGCGTTCGCCACCGAAACCACCGCGAACGCCAGCAACTTCACCGCCCTCACCAGCCTCCCCAACAGCGGCCTCCCGTTTGGTGCGGACGGCATCCTGTCCGGCCTGCAAGTACGCCTCGGCCAACTCCAGTCTTTCTCAGCGAATCTGGCGACCCTCGGCAAGCGGGGCCTGTCGAAGGAGTTCCTCGGGCAGCTCATCGCCGCCGGCCCGGACCAAGGTGCGCCCTACGCGGCGGCGTTGGTGAAGGCGACCGACGCCCAACTCAAGTCGATCAACGCAACCCAGGTGCAGATCGGGAAGGCCGCCACCGCCTACGGGCAGTCCGCCGCCGACGTCATGTACGACGCCGGGGCCATGTCGGGGAAGGGCTACCTTGCCGGGCTAAAGGCGCAGGAGTCGGCGATCGTGAAGGCGATGGCCGACCTGGCGAAGAAGATCCAGAAGACCATCAAGGTCGAACTGAAGATCAAGTCCCCGTCGCAGGTGCTGCGAGCCCTGGGCCGGTTCACCGGGCTCGGCTATGTGGGCGGTGTCCGCGAGACCATCCCGCAGGCCGCAGCAGCAGCCGTCTCCATGGCCCGCACCGTCCGGTCCGCCGCCGCGGCCACCATGGCACGCACTGAGGTCAGCACCGTCAACAACACGGCCGGTGACCGGATCTTGAACTACCACGCACGGACAACTGAGGTGGCCTCCAGGCGGAGCATCCTTGACGCGCTTGACGCCCAGGACTTGCTCCACCGCCCTGTCATGAGCGGAGCCAACTGATGCCGATCCTGGTCGCCTCATCAACCCCGCCGCAGGAGCAGCCGCCGTGGGAGTGGCCACCGCGTCTCATCGAGATGCCGCTCGTCAGCTTCACCGACCCCGCGGGGGTGACGACGCTCCTCACGGACTGGGAGCACGGCTGGGTGGTGCAGCCCGGCATCAAGGGCCTCGACATGCCCGACTACGCCATGGCCACCGACGAGTCCCCTGGGATCGACGGCTACGAGGTGCGCCAGGTCCGCGCCCAAGGCAAAACGATCAGCATCCCCATCGCGTTCTGGGCCAACGACTCCCGGGCCGCCTACCTGGCCCGCCGGCGCACGTTCATCCGCGCCCTCAATCCCAAGCGCGGGCAGGGCACCCTGACCCTGACCCAGCCGGACGGAAGCACCCGCAGCATCGGCGTCCGCTACCAGGACGGCATGGAAGGCGACGAGTCCCTCGACGCCGCAGGCGCCCGGTGGTGCATCGCGGTGATCACCTTCGCCGCCCCGTCCCCGTACTGGACCGGGGGAGAGGTCACCAGCGAATGGCGAAACGGCACGGGCGGCGACTTCTTCCCGTTCCTGCCGCTGACCGTGGGCGACTCGCAGGTGCTGGGGTCGGTCACTGTCGACAACGACGGTGACGACGATGCCTTCCCCGTGTGGACGATCACCGGCCCGGCCACCTCGGTCACCCTCACCAACACGACGACCGGGGAGACCCTTGCCCTGACCCGCACCATCACGGGCACGGACACCATCGTCATCGACACCCGCGAACGCCGCCAGACCGCGCTCCTCAACGGGGTCACGAACCTGTGGCCCAACTTGTCCGACGCCTCCTCCCTGTGGGCGCTGGAGACCGGCGTCAACGACCTCACCCTCACCGTGGCCGGCTCCACGTCGGCCACCTCGGTCCGCATGACATACCAGCCCCGCTACCTGGCCGCCTGAGAGGAGGACCCCCATGCCAAGCCCCGCACTTCGCGTCTACGTCCGCAACCCCGCCCTGGAGAGGATCGGTCAGGTCGACGACTACACCAGCCTCACCGTCATACCCCGCTACAACGCCATCGGGTCCTTTGTCCTGGAGATCTCCGCCGACTCGGGGAAGGCCGGGTTGTTGGTCGAGGGCAACGGGCTCATCATCCGCACCGTCGACGGAACCTTGGTGGACTCCGGGCCGATCCGCACCGTCGACTGGTCCCGCTCCAAGGACGACTCAGGGGCCGGGAAGCTCACCATCGGCGGGGTCTCCGACACGGAGATGCTGGCCCGCTACACCTGCTGGCCGGCTCCCGGCAGCGCGATCGGGTCGCAAGCGGACGCCGTGTACAAGATCAGCGCAGTGGTGGCCGAGACGGCCATGCGGACCCTCGTCAACGTGAACGCCGGCCCCGGGGCGCTGGCGTCACGCAAGAACGCGCTGCTGACGCTCGCGGCCAACGGGAACCGCGGGCCGGCGATCACCCGGCAGCTCAACCAGTTCGACTCCCTCTTTGCCGTTCTTCAGGACATCGCGAACGCCGCCGGGCTCGGGTTTCGCGTCGCCCAGGTCGGCTCTGGCCTCCAGTTCCAGGTGTACGAACCCGTCGACCGCAGCGGCACCGCACGGTTCGCGTTCCGGCTGGGGAACCTCACCGACGCCAACTACTCGACGACGCCGCCCACCTGCACCCGGGCCATCGTCGTCGCTGGCGGGCAGTCCTCGCCCCGCCAATGCAAGACCTACGACCGGATGGATGCGTTGTTCCCCGGCCTGGCCCTGGAACAGTTCGTCGACCTCACGAGTGTCGACACCGCGTCCGTCGACCTGGCCGCGCAGATGGACCAGGCCGCCGAGGAAGCCCTCACCTCGGGGGCAGGGCAAGGGTCGCTGGCCATCAGCCCGATCGACATCCCGCAACTCCGCTACGGACGCGACTACCAAGTCGGCGACACCGTGTCCGCAATGGTCCGCGAATCGTGGATGACCGACGTCGTCCGCGAAGTCACCCTCGCCTGCACTGCCACCGACGGGGTGACCGTGAAGGTGGCCGTCGGCTCCAGCGACGGCGACGGCACAGTCGCCCGCATCTACAAGTTTCTCGCCCAGCTCAAACGAGACCTGGGCAGAGTCAAGACCCGGAAGGCGGCCTGAGATGGCTGAGTTCTCCGCGCCGTTCGACGGCTCCCCGATCGCCACCCAGTCCCAGTGGTCCCGCATGGCCCGCAGGTGGGGGATCGACGGGGTCCACGCCTCCGACCCCGCCGACACCGCCCTCAAGATCAGCGGAAACGGCAGCGGCAACGTCGTCCTCCAGGCAGGCGAGGCCTTCGTCAACGGGTTCTACTACCTCAACGACACGACGAAGAACATCCCGATCACCGCGAACCTGGGCACGACAGCCCGCGTCGACATGGTCGTCCTGCGGGCCTCCATGAGCGCCAAGACCGTCCGCGCCGCCTACAAGACCGGCGGCAGCAGCGCCCCAACCCTCGCCGCCGACGAGAACGGCGACTACGAGATGCCGCTCGCCCAGTGCACCGTTGCCGCCGGATCCTCCGTCGTTACCGCCGTCAACGTTCTCGACCGCCGGTGGTTCACCGACCGCGGCGCCGTCCCCGGTCTCCCCGGCGCCCGACGCCCGAGCGTGAGGGGGCAGCTTCTCGTCGAGGGCACGAAGCTGTACGTCGGCGACGGGGCCGGCTGGCAGTGGCTCACGTCGCCGGGTGTGGAGGAGGACACGTACACCCCGCAGTGGACCGTCGGCAGCACCACCATCCAATGGGGTGCGTCAGCCACGAACTTCGGCAGGTACACGGTGCGCGGCAAGCGCGTCGACCTCCTGATCCACCTGGTCCCGTCCGCGAACCCGATCTCCTCCACCGAGCCGATCATGGTGTCTTTGCCGCCTGGATACCCGGCCGCCTCCCACCACCGGTCAATCCTCAACTGGGCATTCACCGGCACCGCCGGCGACGGCATCGGCAGTGCCGTCATCTACCCCACCCTGTCCACCACGAAGATCGCCCGCCTGCGGTACGCCATGAGCAACAGCGTCAGCAGCACCGTGCCGCCCGAGGTGTTCACCATGCACACCAACCAGCCGTGGCCCATGCGCGCCGGGGATGTCCTGACCATCGACGGCTCCTACTGGCTCGCCTAACCCCCGAAAGGACACACCATGCGACACCTCTTCGGGGGCACGACCTCGGACTACGCCATGCAGCAGGTCGGCAACCAGCTGCTGCTCCGCCCCGGCGCCACAGGCACCGTGTGGAACGCGGTTGTCGGCGGCACCCAGCTCGTCGATCTGACCGACACCAGCGGTGTGCCGATCACCAGCGTGGTCGCCGCAGCCGACGGGTCGGTGTCCTTCTACGGGCCTGAGGATGCCACCGAATGCTTCATCGACTTCGGGTTCGGCCGCCGGTACACGCTGATCGCCTCCGACATCGCGAGCACTGTCTCCGCCCGCCTCAACAGCTTGGTGGCGACGGCCGCCGACGACGCGGCGGCAAAGGCGACCGCAGCGCAGGCGGCAGCCACCGCGGCTGCCGCTTCGTCGGCAGCGGCCCTCTACCTGCCGAACGCGATCACCACCATCGACGCACTGCTCGGCGGCGTGACGCCGGCGGCCCCCGTGTACTTCGGGCACCGTGGCGGGGGCATGGTGCGCCCGGAGCACACGCTGGCCGGCTACCGGGCTACCGGGGCGATGCGGTACCCGCTGGAGATCTCCGTCAACGTCGACGCCAGCGGGGAGCTGTGGTGTCTGCATGACCCGACCGTGGACCGGACGACGAACCGGACGGGGTTGCTGAGTTCGTTCACGACGGAGGAGGTCGCCCAGCAGATCCAGACGAACAGCCGGCCGCTGTTGGGGGCCGGGTGGGCGGAGCAGAGGCTGGTTCCGTTGAGGCAGGTGCTGGATGAGTTCCTCGGCAAGGTCCCGATCCTGCTGGAGCCGAAGGCGAACGACGCGGTGGTGCCCACCCAGCAGCTGTTGGACGCCTCGTACCCGCATGCTCCCCGGTCGGTGATCTGGAAGGCTCACATCGGGACGCTCAGCTTGCCGTGGGCTAAGGCGCGCGGGTACCGGACGTGGGTGTACCTGGACTCGGGCACCACCGACGCCACCATGGACGCCAAGGACGCCAACGTCGACTACTGGGGCGTCAACACGACGTTCTCGGATGCTCGCATTTCGCAGGTGGTCGCGCGCGGGAAGCCCGTGTTCGCATGGGCGGTGTACCGGCGCAGCCAGGTTGCCCGCCTGACTGGGCTGGGGGTGGTCGGGATGATGTCGTCGGATCCCCGGTACGTGTCGACGTCGGCTCCTCAGCGGACGGCGTCCCGGTGGGATCTGCAGGTCAAGGAGTCGGGGTGTACGCCGACGATCGACTACGACGAGACCTACGCCTTGCAGTTCGCCCCGTCTCCGGATGTGGGCTGGGTGTCGGTGGCGGCGGTTCCGTTCCAGTCGGTGGGGTTGGGCACGTACTGCCCGATCGCGGTGGGGGCGGGCGGGTACCGACTGTCGTTCGATATGAAGTTCAAGGTGCTGCCCGCCAGCACCCTGCACGGGGGGATCTACTTCGGGAAGCAGTCGGACGATCCGTACAGGTTCTCCCAGTCGAACGCCACGGGGGGCTACCACTTGGTGATGCGGGCGAACGGCCAGATGCAGCTGAACAAGCACACTGCCGGGGTGACGTCGGGAACGACGATGGGCTCGGTGATCGCGACGACAGCTCCGACGGCTGACGGGGTGATGAGCTTCCAGGTGGATGTGACGCCGACGACGGTGGAGGTGCGGCGCACGGACGGCACTGGGTGGACGACGGGCGCGTTGGCGGATACGACGTACCGGGGCGGCTACTTCGGGCTGTCGAATGGGTCGATCACGGATGTGGCGACCCGCCCGTACTGGCGGAACCTGGTGGTCACCCAGTTGTGATTACTTGCCTGGTTCGCTGACTTTCCCGCTTGAGGGAAGCGGCGGACCAGGCAAGCGAGCCGGAGGGCCGGGCCCGGTCATGACCGTGACGCCGCCCAGAGGGCACCGAGTAGGCAGAACCATGTGGCTACTGCCAGCACGACCACGACGGGGTTCGGGTCGTTGAAAAAGCGGACGGCCCAGAGCGCGCCTATGAGGAGCGCCCCGAGGTACAGGTACCGATCGGAGTGCCGGGTCTTCTTGCTGCTCATAGGTGGTCCCGCCAGTTCATGCCGTAGGGGAGTGCACCAGGGTCTGCTGCGGGCTCACCGTTGTCGTACTGGTCGACGGTGAGGGTCATGCCGGCGCCGGTGCAGTCCACTTCGGTGACCTTGCCGAAGGCGATGATCCTGCCGGTGGCGGGGTCGGTGCAGGCGACGAAACGGCCAACGAGCGGGTCAGGGGCGGGCTCGGTGCGCGAGGTGCACCCGCACGCCTGGTCGTTGATCAGGAGGAGCCCGCAGTCCGGCTTGGGGCAGCGGATGGCCGACTGGATGGGGTCACCCAGGCGGCAACTCACGGCGTCCACCCTTCGACGGCGGCCCAGATGAGGCTGGCAGCAAGGAGGGTAAGCGCGATGGCCAGCCATGTCATCGGGAGGGTGATGAGGTCCGCCACGAACTGGCGGCAGGCGCTACGGGGCCTCTCGGTCACTTCGCCTCCTTCGTCATTGCGGTCGGTGGTTCGACAAGGCATGGTGTGGTGCGCTCCTCCGTCAGCGGCTCGCCCCTGTCGCTGGGGTCGACGCGGATATGCCCGTCGGCGCTGAGCACGAACGCGGCGTAGTGGATGGTGCGGTTGCCGGGCGGCCCTGTGACGGTGATGTCCCGACGAGGGATGCGCAGGGGGATGTTGTTCGCCTGGAGCCAGTCCTTGACCTGGTCGTGGAGCGGGCTATCCCAGAACGGGTCGTCGTCCGAAGGGGCGGACACCGTAGTTGTGGGGCTGAGGACGCTCACGTTGCCTCCGGGTCGATGAGGTCTGCGGCGCTGGCGACTCCTCGGCAGAAGTCGCACCCTTCGGCGCAGTGGGCACTGACGGGTGCGCTGCCGACACCGAAGTGGGTGCGCTGCCTGTTGGCGAGGTAGCGGGCGTGCTGATTGAGGACCGTCTTAGCCGCGTGCTCAGCTTGCTCCGGTGTGTGAGCCACGGAGAAGAGGGCCACGAGGGTCGAGCGAGGATCGGGCGCGGGGAGGCTGCTCATGTCGTCTCCTGGCTGTCGAGCGCCTGGATGGTGGCGCAGGGGTGTGCGGTGGGTGGGTTGTCGGTGCTGCCGTCGGCCCATCCGGAGCACTCGACGCAGATGGTGCGGCCACCGTGCTCGACCGGGCGGTGCAGAGCGCGGACGCGCTGGATCGCTGCTGCGGAGCTTGTGGCGCCTGCTGCTATCTCGGCGAGTGTCAGCTCGTCGAAGTCCTCCAGCATCTGATGTGCACCCTCACTCAGGTCATCCCAGGCGGTCACGGGCGTTCCCTCGCTTCGTCTTCGATGCCGAGTGACCCCCGAAGCCGGTGGAGGCGTTCCTGGGGCCAGCAGGTGAAGCGGCCCTGCTGTACCGCGTCGGCAACCTTCGGGTCGGACGATGCATACGCCCGCGACAGAAGCCGCAGCCACTCCACGTCCGTCCACCGCACGTCCCGGTGGTAGCAGCGGGGGCCCGATCCCCGGGCGTCGGCCGGCGGGCAGCCGATCTCGACCGGGCCGCCGGACACTTCCTCGATGACGAGGTCGCATCCGGGGTGGAGTGCGCTTCCGGTCTTGATGGTGTCGGCTGCGTCTCCGGGGGTCCTGTGCTCGGTGCTGTGGGTGGCCGGGTCGTGGGACACACAGAGGACGTAGTAGTTGCTGCTCATGAGTACATCCCGAGGTGGTGGAGGCGGTCGACTATGCGGCTGGTGAGGTTGCCGACGAGATAGGCGAGGACCTCTTCGTTGTCGAGGTCGTCGTTCGGGTGGCCGTGGTCGGGTTGCCAGTCGGTGCGGTAGATGCCCATGGCCGCGTGGGTAACCTCGTGGACGACGATGCTGGTACCGAGGCGTTGTCTCCATAGTCGGATGAGGGCGGCGGTGGTCCCGCCGTCCGTGTACGCGTGGCAGACACCCAGCGCCTCCGCGAAGTGGAGCGGCTCCGCGCCGACGTACCGAGTCGCCGCATCGCGAAGCTCCGCCAAGTCCTCATAGACCTGGACCGCGACGCGGCGAAGGGGCCCTGCGGCACGGGTGGAGACGCGGAACTGGCAGGCGAGGTCAGCCACGGATGACCTCCACGTCGGCGTTGTCTTCGTCGTCGAGTCCGTAGGCTTCGGCGAGGGCGAGGACGGTGGGGCAGTTGCCGCGCCCTTCGGGTACTCCGTCCCAGTCGTGGCAGGTCTCGCACCCGAACCCGGCACTGTGCGGCCCGTAGCTCGGGTTGACGACTCGGGTGGTGTACGGGTGCGCGGCCAGGATCTTCCGGTCGGCGGCGCACCAGCGGAGCATCGTGGCGGGATCGCCGGCGGCGATGTGGCCTGCGACCGCAGGCCCCAGGCCGTCCGCGACCAGTAGTCCGGACTCGGTGACCACCTCGAAGAAGTCAGCGGACTCATTCCATCTCGTGCGCCACTCTCGCCCGATCTCCTTGTCGGCCGCCCGCGCGTTCTGCTCGCGTCGCTCGATCTCCTCGGTGATCCATTCGTGCAGTCCGGGGGTGACGTCCCACTCGGTGACCGTGACCACTTCCTCCGGGGCACCGTGCCGGCGGATCTGGTTCAGCCGAAGCTTTCGGTTGCTCACGCCCCGTCTCCGACGTTGGCGAGGAGGATGGCTTTGGTGAGTTCGAATGCCTGCTGTTCGGTGAACCCGGCCTGCACGTAGGTCTCGTACACCTCGTGTAGCTGGGCGGCCTGCTGTGCCAGCTCGGTCATGGGGTCGGTCGGCTCAGGCATCCGGGGCCTCCTCGGTGTTGTCCGGGTAGGTATCGAGGAGCCAGATGTCGTCGAGCGCCCCGAGAGCGACCCGTGCGGCGGCGTCGGGGTAGCTGCCGCTGATCTGCGGGGCGGGTACGTGTGCCATGTGCTCGCCACGGGATACCCACATCGCCACCCGCACCAGGCGATCGAACGCCTCCAGCGGGACCGGAACGGTGCCCGCTGCGGCCACGTCGAGTTGGATGCGCGCGGTCGCAACCACGGGCGGCTCGGGCGGCGCGGGGATGGCCTCCATTTCGTCCAGCGCCCGGAGGACTTCTAGGACGGCCAGGATGTGGTGTACGGGCACCCCGGGGCGGGCCTGGTGGATGCGCCTGGCCGTGGCGCTGTCGGCGGTATGGCCTTCGATGAGTTCCTGTGGCGTGGGGCGCGCGCCTGCAATGACGGCGAGCTGATCCCGCAAGCGGCAGAGCGCCAGCTCCAGGGCCGCGACGTCGGACGGTGGCACTGAAGGGCCCTGAACATCAGGCATCGGAACCTCCAAGGCCGATGAAGTGGTCGCCCTCGACGCAGTGAGAGGACATGCAGCGGCCGACCGGAGTCGCATCCAGCGCCGCCTGCACAGCCCGCCAGATGATCGCGTTGCGGTGCGCGGTGTCGGGCGGCAGGTAGCCGCCGAGGCTGCGGATGTTCTCGTACACGGCGTCGTAGGCGGGCTGACGAGGGTCGGGGCGAACAGGCACGGTGTCGGATGAGGGCTCCGGGGCGCCCTCTTCGCTTGGCGCGCTCGCCGTCCGTGATCCCAGCTTCCGCTTGATGCCGTCGAGGATCTGCTCCCCGGCGACTGTGCCCGCCTCGAAGGCGGCGTCTCCCAGGGCCAGAGGGCTTGAGTCTGAACGTCCGAGGTAGGCGAGGACCTCGGCCCGGTTGTAGCGAAGGAGCCGGGGGCCGATGCGCTTCGGCTGCGGGCCGATGCCTTGCTTGGCCCAGCGTTCGATCGTGCGGGCACTCACTCCGGCCAAGCGCATGTACTCGACCTTGGTGATGAGGTCTGACTCAGGCATTCGCTTCTCCTTCGGCGGTGGCCCCGCAGGAGAGGCACGAGAAGCCGATGGGCGGAGCGCCCTGACAGGACGTGCACGGCGGCGGAGGCTCGATGAGTTGCATGTACGGAACCTGAAGGGCTTGCGCCAGAACAAGGAGGTCATCAACATCGACCCGTCGCTCACCCTTTTCGATTCGGGTGATCCCGGTTGCCGGGATGAGCCGTCCATGTTGCTTGCAAGCATCAGCCAACGCGCGTGTGGTGAGGCGGCGAAGAGTGCGCAGCCGCAGCAGGTTCGCGCGCACCTGATCTCCGGTCGATCCAACAATGATCGCCTTGCGGCCCGTGGCCCCATTCATGCGCTTCCCACCTTCTGCTGCTGGTGAGCAAGCAGGTCGACCTCAACCAGCGCGCGCTCCAGCGCCAACCGGGCACGACTGGCGTTGTGCGGCTGAGTGAGCATCCTCGCGACTTCTTCGCAAGCCACCTGGGCCGCCCTGGATGCCGGGTGCAGGAAGCTCTCGCGCGCGCCTGGCGGAAGCGATGAGAGCGCGTACTCCAGAGCGTCTGTCGCTCCGAGGCCAGGTAGCGGCCACTGGCTGCTGACCCACGCCCAAGCGGAGGCGGCCGAGACGGACCCGGCCCCCGTCACCTCTACTGATTCAGCGCTGGAATCCTCAAGGGGAAGCAGGAGCGCACCGGGTGACACGCCAAGCGCCACCGCAAGGGCGGCGAAGTCGTCTACATTCACCTGCCGCTCAAGGCGCTCGATTTTCGCGATCCCGGACGCAACAACGGGGCGTCCGGCGGCCCGCAGCCTCTCGGCAAGGTCGTGAATGGTCAGCCTCCGCCGCCTGCGCAGACGGCGAACGTTCTTAGCTACCTGCCCGCCGGTCGGCCCGTACTCCACGGCTGGGCGCGGACGGCGCTGGGCTCTGGTCTCGTCTGCCACGAGGACTCCTCGGCAAGGGCGTTGGCAAGGGTGGCGGCGGGCTCGCCCCTTGCCAGAAGGAGCCCGCCGCTGGGCAAACCGGTGAAGCGGCGACCCAGGGTCAGCATAACCCCTACGCCTTGGAATCGTAGGCATATGCGAATCCAAAGCCTATGATTCAAAGGTCAACGGTTGATGCGGGCCAGCACCCCGCCACCCCGCAGGAGACACCATGACCACACCACTCACAGCCGACAAGCTGCTCAAAGCCCTCCGCGACGAAGGGCTCCACGTCATCGAGCACCGGAGCTGGCGCACCAACAACCGCAACCACAAGGGACCGTGGGGTCCGACGCACGGCGTGATGATCCACCACACCGTCACCACCGGGACCGCCTCGTCGGTGGACCTCTGCTACAACGGCCACTCCGCCCTCCCCGGCCCGCTCTGCCACGGCGTGATCGCCAAGGACGGCACGGTCTACCTCGTCGGGAACGGACGCACCAACCACGCCGGACTCGGCGACGCAGATGTCCTGCGCGCCGTCACCACCGAAGCCAAGACACTCCCCGCCGACAACGAAGCCAACACCGACGGCAACCGCCACTTCTACGGCTTCGAATGCGTCAACCTCGGCGACGGCAAGGACCCCTGGCCAGCCGCCCAACTGGACGCGATCGAACGGGCCGCCGCCGCCTTGTGCCGGGCGCACGGATGGTCCGAGAGGTCCGTCATCGGGCACCTGGAATGGCAGCCCGGCAAAGTCGACCCGCGCGGGTTCAGCATGAACTCGATGCGCAACCGGATTGGCAACCGGCTCGACACGAAGACTCCGCCCAAGCAGCCGGCACCCACGATGCCGAACCCGCCCAAGGCCCCCGTCGTCGACCTGTCCAAGCTCATCGCCGCCGCACGCCACAACCCTGCCGCCAAGGGCACCCCCGTCACCTACGCCGGGGTCCGCATCGTCGAAGCCGCCCTCGTCGACGCCGGACTGCTCGCCAAGCCCCTCCTCGACGGGCACTTTGGCACCACCACCGTCACCGCCTACTCCCGCTGGCAGAAGTCCAAGGCCGGCGGCGGCTACACCGGGAAGGCCGCCGACGGCATCCCCGGCAAGGACTCCCTCACCCGGCTCGGCAAGAAGTACGGGTTCACCGTCACCGCCTGACCACCAGAAACGAGACCACCATGAAGATCTTCGGCCGCGAGCCCGTCGTCATCCTCGGCGCGATCGCCGTCCTCCTCAAGCTCCTCGCCGGCTACGGCATCCAGGTCACCGAGACACAGCAGACCCTCATCAACACGTTCCTCGCCTGCGCCGTCGCCGTCGCCTCCGCCATCGTCCTCAAGAACGGCGCCGTCTACGCCGCCCTCCTCCAGGCCACCTCCGCCGGGCTCGCGCTCTTCGTCGGCTTCGGACTCAACATGACCGTCGAGCAGCAGGCCGGATGGATGGCATTCGTGTCCGCCGTCCTCATCGTCATCGAACGACCAGCCGTCGAAGCCCCCGTACCGACCACCCGCGTCGAGCAGACCAGCCCCGTCAAGCAGCAGGCCTAACCCAGGTCATGCACAACACAACCCGGGAGGCAGCGGATGGCTGAGCTGTTCGGATTCAAGCCCGCCGACATCGGGGCCGCCGCCCTCCTCGTGGTCGTCGTCCTCATGGTCCTCACCGGCCGCCTCGTACCAAGACGCACCTACGACGACCTCAAAGAGGACCGCAACGACTGGCGCACCGCCCACAACAAGGTCGCCGACGCCCTCGCCGAAGCGGTCCGCCAGAACGGCGAACTGACCGAGCTGTCCCGCACCGGCGTACACCTCCTCGACTCCCTGCCGCGAGGGGAGGTGACAGCCGATGGTGATCAAACTGTGGCGCCGTAAGAAGAACAAGCCGACAGCCGCCAAGGCGGCCATCGAACGGGCCGAGAAGGCCAACAACGAACTCGAACGGCAGCGCCCGGAAGCCAGCCACCTCAGCGCCCGCCTCCGGGCTCTCCGCCACGAGAACCACTTCGAAGCAAAGATCAGAGCAGTCATGGAAGGAGGCGGCCAGTGATGGGCACCTGGGACCGGCTCTTGAACGTCACCACCTCGGCGGCCATGGCCGCCACCGGTCTCACGTTCATGGTCACCTACCACCTCCTCGCCCCCTGGTGGCGATCCGAGACGGGGCGCCACCTCATGGGCTTCGGGGCCGCAGTCACCGCGCTCAGCGCCTACACAGTCGCCATCACCGCCTGGCCGGATTTCTGGCCGCTGCGCGTTGTGCGAACTCTTGTCGTCCTCGCGATCGCCGCCCTGTTCATCCAGCGGACCGTCATGGTCATCCGCGCCCAACGCCACCACCAGGAGCCTTGATGCCGTTCCCTACGGGCGTCCCGTCCGTCCCCGTCCGCTACAGCATCACCTCCCCGGCCGGCGGCGGCCCCGGCGAGGGCACCCTCCAGCTCATGCCGACCGTCCCCGCCATCCGCATCCCCGGACAGGAAGGCGTGTTCACCGGCGGTGGCACCTACCGGTTCGTCGAAGGTCGGCTCGTCGGCGGCGACGGCGAACAGGTGCGACTCCTCCCCACAAACATCGACGGGGCCAACCCCGCGATGTGGGCGTGGCTCGGCATCGAGCAGATCAACGGCCAGCAGCCCCGCCCCTTCTACTTCACGCTCAGCGCCGGCCAAGACGAGGTCGACCTCGGAGCGGTCCAGCAGCTCGCCCCCGACCTGGCTCAGTACCTCGCCGTACCAGGAGAGTCCGCCTACGACGCATGGCGCCGGGCCGGCAACGACGGCGACGAAGCTGACTTCCTCGCCTCCCTCATCGGGCCTCCCGGCGACATCGCCGCAGCCAACGACTACACCGACGAGCAACTCGGCCAGGCCCTCGCCGCCGAGGTGACGCGCGCCAACACCGCCTACGACCCCGCCGGCGCAGCGGGTGCAGCCCAGGCGGCAGCCGTCAGCAGCGCGGCAGCAGACGCCGCCGCGAAGGCGAACACGGCACGGGACGTCGCCATTGCCGCAGCCTCCTCCGACGCCGCCTCCAAGGCTGGTGCCGCCCAGAGTGCCGCCGTGCTGGCGGCAGCCACTGCCGCCGCCGGGCTGTACCTGCCCAAGGCGCTGCTGGCCGTCGACAGCTTCATGGCCCAGCCCGGCACGAAGATCTTCGGACACCGCGGGGCGGGCATGGTGGCACCGGAGCACACCGAGGCCGCCTACGACTACGCGATCGCCCACGGCATCCAAGCCATGGAGCTGTCCGTCAACGTCGACAGTGAGGGGCAGCTGTGGTGCCTCCACGACCTGACCCTGGACCGGACGACGTACAACACGGGGGCGCTCAACACCTACCCGTCGACCGGGGTCGCCAACAGGGTCCTCACCAACGGGCGGACGATGCTCGGGCAGGGCTGGACGGACCAGCCGATGGTGCCGCTCCGACGCATGCTCGACAAGTACCTCGGCCGCGTCGTCCTCTTCCTGGAACCCAAGGGCAACGACGCCGTCGTTCCGCTCCAAACCTTGCTGGCCACGTCGTACCCGCACGCCAACCAGTCGGTGATCTGGAAGGCGCACGTCGGCACGAGCTTCGTCTGGCCGAAGAACAACGGGTTCCGCACCTGGTGCTACGTCGATGACGGGTCCAGCAACGCGGTACTCGACGGCAAGGACCCACTGGTGGACTACTGGGGCGTCTCCACGTCGATGCCGTCCGCCCGCCGCAAGGAGATCGTCGCCCGCGGTAAGCCGGTCTTCAGTTGGCCGGTCTACCGCCGGTCACAGCGGGCCGCCCTGGAGGCTGACGGGGTCGTCGGGCTCATGTCGTCGGACCCGGTGTACGTCCGCGGTGGCGCCGCGCAGGCCACCGCATCCCGGTGGGACCAGCAGGTCAAGGAGTCCGGCGGCACCCCGCAGACCGACTACAACGTGGACGCCGCCCTCAAGTTCAGCGACACCGACGGGTGGGTGTCCATCAACCGGGCGCGCGGTACCTACGGGCTCGGCCGGTACTGCCCGATCGTCCCCGGGGCCGGCGGGTACCGCATCCAGATCGAGATGAAGTACGACCAGATCAACACGGCGGACCTTGCGGTTCACGGTGGCCTCTACCTGGGGAAGGTGAGCGACGATCCCTACGAGTTCAACACCCTGAACCCGAGCAGCGGCTACCACCTGATCCTCCGCCACAACGGAGTCCTGAGGCTTTACCGGCACGTCACCACTCAGACCGGAGGCATCCAACTCGGCACCACCGACATTCCCACCGACGCCCCCGTCGCCGGACAGTCCATGACCATCCAGATCGACGTCACCCCCACCACAGTCGAAGCCCGCCGCCTCGGCAACGCCGCCTGGACCACCGGCCCCATCGCAGACACCACCAACCGCGGCGGGTACTTCGGACTGTCCAACGGCAGCATCAGCGACACCGCAGCCAGACCGCACTGGCGGAACCTCGCCATCACGCAGCTCTGACCAGGCCCCGCCGCGCGCTCTACTTGATCGTGCCGGTGAACTCCGGGAACACCTCGAACCCGTCATCCGTCGCCCGCTGCACCGTCACCACGATGTCCTTCCCGTACCGCTTCTCCAAGGCGTTGTCGTCGGTCTTCACCGCCGACACCCCGGAGGCGATACGGCCCTCAAGCGGGGCACTGCCTTTCGTGAAGGAGCTGCTCGCCGCCGTTCCACCGTTTGTGGCCCCGTCGACCATGATGGACAGCTGATTGAGGTCGACGGAGCCTTCACTCTTGTTGTCGATCTTGAGGCGGATGCGGAACTCGTTGCTCTTCGGGTCCGGCTCCTCGTACTCGTCCCAGTCAGTGAAGACCTTCGCGTCCAGGACAGTGACCTCCAGGCCGTCCGGCCAGGCATACGCCTTCCCGAACGGCAGATCCGTGGAAGGCCCGCCATCGCCGCCGGTTCCAGCCCCATCCGCCTCGGAGCAGTGCTCCATCCAGTCCGCCTGATCCAGCGACGTGTCCGAGCAATCCACTTCATGCTCCGGAGCCGACGCTTTCACCGTCGACTTCGGTACGGCCGGCTTGTCGGCGCCCCCGCAGGCCGTGAGCGAGCAGGCGAGCAGAAGAGCTGCCACGGCAGCAGTGCGGGTACGCATCAGATCCCCCAGAGGTGGTTCGGAGGCCCGACCGTAACCACCCGGCCACACCGCAGGGAGCAGCTTGTTCCGGAGGTGACGGAGTTGTGACCAAACAGCGGGGGAGAGGTGCGGGCAACCTGTCGCATGGTGGGGTGCCGGGCGCCCCAAGTCCGTACACTGAAACCGGCGCGGGGCCAGAACAGCTAGGAGCACCATGTTCAAGATCCCCGACCGCGTCGCGGACCTCTTCGGTGACGACGCCACCCGAGTCGAGTTCCAGCAGGCACTGCTTGCCGCCGGCCAAATCCAGGGTCACGAGATGAAGTACCTGGAAGACGGGCCCTTCTCCGAAGCCGCCCGCATCACCTACCGACGCCTGAAGGACTTCGACCGGACCACGCTCCCGGAGGGCCAGCGAGAGCTGGTGGCCGGAGCCAAGGCGCTGTCGCACCGGCTCATCACGTCCGGCTATGCAATCGACAAAGCAGCGAGGGCCGATGAACACGCCGCAGACGACTGGCCGGAGCTCCTCGCCTTCGTTGAGGGGAAGTGTTCAGTGCGAGTAGGGCTCCCAGACCATGACGGCTGGGAGCGCTGCTACACCCACATCATTGGTCGGGCGGAGGCTGCACTAGAGGCGGGCCGCGCGAGCGACGATCGGGACGCCGGGTACGCCGTACTCCGACACTTCGCCTACTTCTTCAGCGGAGACGCCGGCTTCGAGCGCCGCTGGTACTTCGAGGTGCCCGAAGCGAGCTGACCCCCGCGCACCTGCGCCCCGCTCTCATCCGAGGGCGGGGCGCAGTGCTGTGGAGGCGGGGAGACCAGGAGATCCCGTGGCTTCAGTCGGCTTGAGCGTCAAGTCTTGGCGTGTTCTTCGCCCGCACCTGCTTCGTCGCGCAGCTTGACGACTCGTAGGCCAGCAGCTCGGCCGCGCATGCTCTGTCCTGTGTCGTAAGTGAGGAGATGAACGGGGCGGCCGGCGAGCGGCTGGATCGCCACGGCTCGGTCGATGATCTCGTCGTCGTTGATCGGTAGCCGTTCATGCCCTGGGGGGTCGAACAGGATCTCGACGGTGACCTTGCCGCGGGGTATGCCGCCGGAGTCGAGTGGCGCGTAGTCCTCTTCCGCCAGGATGGCGCTGCCGGTGCCTGACGGGAGCAGGCGCTCAAAGACTGCAAGGCTGTACCCGGCACGCCAGCGAGTGGTCTTGGACTGCTTGAGCGAGTCCAGCTCGTCGACCACGACCATGGGGACGATGAGATGGATGGGCTCCTCCCGAACGGGAAGTATGCCGCGAAGGTCCCACTCCTCAAGCCTTACATCGTGCTGGATGTACACAGAGGTGTCCGCCACGACGAAGAGGCCTCGTTGGTTCCAACTGGCTACACGCTCCTTGAGTGCCTCAAGCGCCGTATCGAAATCGGCAACGCGCTCTTCGAGCTCCAGGTTAACCAGGTCGTTGACGAGCCCTTCTTGGTGGCTGCCTGCCATCCCACTGCTCGCCCCAGCCAAGAGGGTGTTGTAGCGGCGGGTCAGAACCAGATGATCGATGTCTGAACTGCGGATCTGGTAGCGGAGTTGTCGTGCCGCTGTTGTAGCCCAGCGCAGGTAGCGGACGAGCCTGTTGTACGCGGAGCCGCTGAACGGGCCTCGGAGGTTGTCGGCCTCGTGCCGCAGGGTGCCGAGGATGGTGATCAGGTTGCCGCGGTCAGTGCCGGGCAGTGGTGTCACGAGCATGGGCGGATTGTGGCACCCGCAGTGATCTCAGGCACCGCCATTGACGCCAGTGCCCCTGGACCGACCTCCGAGCCCGTTCATCAATCGGTCGGAACGTGAATCTGAAGCCGATCACGACGCGGGGCCCGTTTAACCAGGAGTCATCGTTCAGGAACCTGTTCATCTACCTCCCCCGTTCAGATACTCTGAGAACCCGTTAGCTGAACCAAGGAGGCGATCTATGGCCCTAGTTGGGCTCGTTCGAGTCAGCACCGACAAGCAGAACACCGAACGGCAGCACGATGCCCTCGACCCGATCTGCATCAAGGTCTTCGAGGAAAAGGTCAGCGGCAAGCTCCAGGCCGAGGAGCGACCGGCCCTGATGGAAGCCATCGACTACATGCGCGACGGCGACATGCTCTGCGTGCAGGAGGTGGACCGCTTCGGCAGGAACCTCCTCGAAGGGCTCATCGTCCTCAACGACCTCTTCGAGCGCGGTATCCCCGTCAAAGTGCTGGACGGCATCGCCGTCGGAGAGCACAAGGAACGATCCCTCATCCTCGACATCGCCCTCGCCCTGGCCGAGGACCGCAGGCGCGACATTGCCAGGAAGACCAAGGACGGACTCGCCGCAGCCCGTAAGCGTGGGCGAGTCGGTGGTCGGCGGCCCGTCATGACCGAGCCGCTCGTCGTCCAAGCCGTCGCCTTGAGAGACAAGGGGTACAGCCTCAAGCAGATCCAGCCGCACCTCCGGATCGGTGAAGGCAAGAACAAGGGGAAGAACCCCAGCATCGGAGTGATCTCGCAAGCGCTCCGTGCGCACGACCAGGGCATGACCGCCGCCCCGGCAGGGGGGAGTCAGTGACTGTCGAACTGGGTGCCAGTCGAGTCCACTCGGCTGAGGAACGACAAGTCTCCCTGATCGTGGGACGGAACATTCGTCGACTGCGCAAGGAACGGAAGATGAGCTCGGCAGCGCTCTCGCGGGAGCTGAGGGGGCGAGGCATCAGGCTTCAGGACTCTCAGATCCGACGGATGGAGACAGGGGCCCTGCACGGGCAGTCAACGCCGGCTGTAACCGTTGACCACCTTGTCGCCTTCGCTTGGATACTTGGGGTCTCGACCACGGACCTTCTGACGCCTGTAGATGAGGGCGGGCGCCAGTAGGGCGGCGCGAGGAGATGATCAACCAATTCCGGTCACACCTCTACCCCTGTGGCTGATTCGGGTGCATCGTTAGTCCCGTGAGACCCCTCCTGCCAGGGCGAGGTTTCCGCTCTCAGGCCCTGCCCGCGCCCCCCCGTCGCGGGCGGGGCCTGCCGCTCCTCCCGGCTCCCCACGGGAGGCCAAGCGGCTGCCCGCCTCTAGGGCTGGGGGAGTTCTCCGGGCCGGATCGGGACGACCTTCACGTCGGTGGCCCCGGCTGCTTCAAGCTCGGCTTTACGGTGCTCGGCGCTGGGCTTGTCGTAGGCGACGGTGGAGGCGCGCCCCTTCCCGGTGCTGTCGGTCCCGGTGAGGGCGTAGTTCTGCGTGGTGGAGGGCTGCGGCCAGGAGGCTGTGGAGTACGAGCCGGCCGCCTGACCTGCTGTTCGCGCCCTTCCTCGGTCGGTCTGGGGGAGGGCGTTCCTATGCCGCTTCGTAGTGGTGTGCCCGGCCGCCGCGCCATTCGACCCAGTCGGGTTGGTCGAGGAGGTCGTGGGCGTCGGGGAGCCCGGCCCGGCGGAGGAACTCGACGACGTCGCCGTCGGTGTGGGCGAGGCCGACGATCTGCCCTCGGATGGTGACTCGCCGGCCGCCGGTGGGGGAGGGGTGGTGGATGACGATGGGCGCGGCCATGGTTCCAGGGTGCGCCTGGTCTGGGGTTACCGCATGCGGGTGACGGTGAGGGTGCCGTGCCTGCCGGACCCGGCGAGCACTTCGACGGTCAGGTCCGACTCGATCCGGGTGTACGTCTCCCCGTCGGCCCGGCGTTCTCCGAGGGTCTCGGCCGCGGTGAGCGCGTCGGCGATTCTGCCGGCGAGTACGGGGTCGAGGCGTGCGGATAGCCGGATGGGGCCGCCTTCGTCGCCTACTGCGAGTGCGAGCCGGTGGGGTCGGCGCCGGGGGCCGAGGTAGCCGACGACGAGTGCGTCTTCGGTGTCGGCGTGCCTGATCTTCAACCACCCGCGCCGGTTGATCGGGTAGGCGGCCGTCCCCTTTTTGGCGACGATTCCTTCGATGCCTTGGTGTTGGAGGCCCTCGTACCAGGCGACAGCGACGGCGCGGTCGTCGGTGGCGGGTACGGCTTGGATTGGGGGCGGGATGCCGTGGAGCAGGTCTAGGAGCAGTTGCCGCCTCTCCGTGTAGGGGAGTGCGGTGGTCTGTCCTTGCGTGGGGTGTTCGAGGATGTCCCACACTAGGTAGGAGGCGGGGTGCTGTGCGGCGAGCGCCCTTGCCCGGGTGGTGGTGGACGCGGCCCGTGATTGGGCGGCGGCGAAGTCGATGCGTCCGTTCTTCCAGATGACGGCTTCCCCGTCGAGGGTGGTCCCGGCTGGTAGCTGCATCCCTGCGACGGCGAGGTCCATCCAGTGGCTGGTGACGACCCTGCCCGAGCGCGCGTAAAGGATCACGGTGTCGTCGGTGCGCCTCAGGATCGTCCTGTGCCCGTCGAATTTGGGCTCGTACCACCAGTCCGGCCCGTGGGGGATTACGGGTACGGCTTGGGCGAGGGCGGGTCGGATGGGGTACTCCACGATCCGATCCTGCGCCGGGGTGGTGGGTGGCGCGCGGTGGGCTGCTCCGGGCGCGGAATCGCCCACCCCGTCCGCGCCTGCCCTGCCACACTGGGTGCGCCCCCGTCGCCTCCCCCGTCGACGGGGGCACCCCGAGGAGGGTGTGATGAGCGAACCGTTGGAAACACAGGGCGGCGTTGACGCTGAATCTCTGCGCATCATGTCTCTCACGTCAGAGGAGGCCTTTGCCGAGGTGATGGCATCGAAGGAGCCTCCCTGCGCGCTGTGCGAGGAGAGCCACTTCCGGTGCATCGATCACGGAGCGACGTGGTGATCCGCCGCCTGCTGGCCGCCACCCTGCGCCGCCTCGGTGTCCCGGGCCCGGCTCGCGGCGGGGCGCTCCCGCCGTACCGGCCGCGCCCCGGCGAGATGCTGGCCTGCCTGTCGCCCGGCCGTCAGATCACCGACCCCGACGAAGCGGAAGCGCTCGGCATGACCGCTACTGCCCGACGAATGCGTGCGCACCCGAGGAGGACACCGTGAACGACTGCGGCATCAGCGAGACGAACGACCCGCGCGTCCGGGTGCTCTGGGAACGGGAAGCCAAGACCGTGACCCTGCACCTTGTAGTGGAGCCGACACCCGCGCCCCGGATCGCTACGACACTGCCGAACTCGCCACGCCGGGGCTGATCGAGCCCGGGTTGTCAGTGCCCGGTCGTAGGCTTGTCACATCAACCCCCAGGGCTTCGGCCCGCGAACAAGGGGATTGCTCACCGCCCCCGCCTGGCTGCTCCCAGGACGGGGGCGGGGCTGCGTCCGGGGGTACCCACGGACCTCAGTGAACACGCAGCTCACGACCATGTTGTGCAGTTGCGCGACATGGTCAGGCGTCCGGCTCCGGGTGCAGCACGATCTTCTTTGCCGCCTGCTCCAGCTTGGCCCGGTCCTGCTTCGGCTCCTGGGCAGCCTCAGCAGTCACCGCAGCCTGGAACACTGCTGCGGCCTCCATCCACGCCGCCCAGCCCTCCTGCGTGTACACCTCAGCCGTCGCCACCCGCTCAGCCTCGACAGCAGCACGACACAGATCGATCAGGTTCTCACTCGGATTCGCCACGGCCGGAAGCCTAAACGGCACCACTGACAACGACCGGTCTGCCATGCTGGTGGCGGCCCGCTCGTCTGCCACCGGGAAACCGTGGCACCCGAGAACCTGTCGGCTCATAGCCGGGCGGGCCGCGTCTGCCGGACCCCCGACCCGCGAGGTGCCCCACAGGGGGACGTCCACCGAACGGGACAGAGGCCCCGGAGGCGAACGCCTTACGCCCGCCCTCCCCGTGGGGGCGGGCGTTCGTGCGCCGGAAACTTTGCGGACCTGCGCAAGGTTTTCCTGCTGTTAGGAAAAAGCCAGGTCAGGGCGGTTTTCACGGACCTCCGTAAGAACCTGCCGGATCACTTTCGCAGCACCGCGAATGTGATCACGCCGCTTCGGTGACGTCCCCACGCACCGCCGCAGCCCACTCCACCAACAGCTCCTCATACCGGCAGCGGGCCTCCGGCGACACCAGCCCGCCCGCCGACAGCAGACCCCGGATCTCCTCATTCACCACAGCCAGCGAACGGGCACGCGGCGGCTGGGCAGGAGGAGTTGGCATGCCCGAAGTCTACGGGCCAGGTCTGACAACCAGCCCACGAAAAAGACCCTGCCCCATACCCTGACAGTGACGAAGCTGCACAGAGAAGGGGCAAGGCCATGCCAAACGATGCTACCCCCAACCCACACCCCGACCCCCTGGGATTCGGTCAACGCATGCAGATCCTCCGCACCCGCCGAGGCATGAGCCGGCCCACCGCCGCAGGGCTCCTCGGCATGTCCCCCTCCTGGGTAAAGCAGCTAGAACGAGGAGAGATCGGCATGCCCAAACTCCCCGTCGTTCTACGCATCGCCGAGCTCCTCCGGGTCCGCGACCTGTCCGACCTCACCGGCGACCAGACCGCCCCCGTTGACCTGTTCATTGGCCCCGGCCACCACCGACTCCCCGCCGTCCGGGCCGCGGTCAACACCCTCACCCTCGGCGCCAGCGGCAGGCAAGCACCGTCGGCGGGCCACCTCGCAGCCCGGCTCGCGAAAGCGTGGGCGGCCCGACACCAAGCCCCGAACCACCGCGAGGTCATCGGCGAGCTACTGCCCGACCTGATCCGGGACGCCCAACTTGCCGTCCGCCAAGCCGACAGCGCCACCGACCGGCGCGCGGCCCAGGCCGTCCTCTCAGAGGTGTACTCCCTCTCTCAGTTCTTCATCGCCTACCAGCCCGACAGCGCCCTCTTGTGGCGGGTCGCCGAGCGCGGCATGGTCGCCGCTCAGGAGTCCGAGGACCCGCATGCCATCGGTGTCGCCGCCTGGCTCGCCGCACAAGCCCATCGGGACACCGGGCCGGCGCACTTTGACGCAGCCGATGACATGACCCGTGAAGCCCTCGCCTACCTGGAACCGCTCCTCGACGGTGCCGAGGACCGCACCGCCGCGATCACCGGCGCCCTGCAGTTCGAGGCCGGATACACGGCAGCCCGGCGAGGCGAGAGGGGCACAGCGTGGGGGTGGTGGGACAAAGCCCAGGCCACGGCGGCCCGACTGCCAGCCTCCTACTACCACCCGGTGACCAGCTTCTCCCGGGCCATCATGGGCGCCCACGCCGTCACCATCGCCGTCGAGCTCCGGGCCGGCGGGGAGTCTGTGCGCCAGGCCGTTGCTGCGGACGCCACCGCGATCCCGTCCCGACCGCGGCTTGCGCGGCACCGCATCGAGGAAGCGCGCGCATACCAGCTCGACGGGCAGCAGGAGACCGCCCTTGCCACCCTGGAGCGCGCCCACCAGGCCGCCCCGGAGACGATCCGGTACAACGGGTACGCCCGCCGCATCGTGCTGGAGGAGACCGAGTCGCGGGTTCCTGCACGCAGGCAGCGAGCCGCCGTTCTGGCCGAGCAGCTAGGTCTGCTGGCCGCCTGACCGAACTCATAGGCGAGGGGCAGGAATCCTGCCCCTCGTCCGCTGTTCCCGCCCTTACGGTCGCTACACGAAGCCGATTAAGGAGGGCCGAGCCGTGACCACCAGAGCTTTACCACCCATCGCCACCCTGACCGAGGCGCAGCAGCGCGGCTGGGCGTGCGTCTGGTGCCAGGCCGGGCTCGGTATCGGCCTCGGCGTCGACCTCGGGGAACAGCGGGTCCGGCCGGCCGACGGAGCGGCGTACAGCTGGTTCCCGAGGCAGTGCCCGGACACGGCTGCCTGTGAGCGGCGGGAGGCGACGTGATCTGCGCCCGCTGCGACCAGCCCCTCGGCCAGGCTGCTGCGGTCCGGCTTGACCGGTCGGACTCCATGTCGGGGGCCCGCCCTGACGAGTGGGCGCATCGGGTCGGGGATCCGGTGTGCCGCCCGTATCCGGCCAAGAGCTCACCGCTCCGGGCTGCGCTTCGACACCACACCAGGTAAGGGATGCCTGCCTTCTGGCCTGGAGTTATACGCGCGGTGACCCTGACGGACGGTTAGGTCATGAGTTGCCGTCAGGCACTAGTTTTTCAGTCAAAAGTGAGCAAGGCTCGATAGCGCTGACTGACCCCAGAGTCAGTAGCCGACGCATGTCACCGGCTGCGCAACCGAATCAACCAGCGATCAATGGGGAGGACGAGATCAGCAGTCTCCACCGGAGCGCCGTCCTCACCCAGGCGAGTCCGCACCAGACGAAACGCCAGCATGTCCACCAGCAGGCCCAGCGCGTGAGCCTGATCGGCGGTCAGCGGCACCGTGCCCACCTCCACCACGTGACTGGTGTGCGGCCTGCGTTGACCACGCCACCACGACGACACGATCATCGCCGAATGCCCGCCCGGGTCCAGGCACTCGACTGTCTCGTGATGCAGCATCACACCTGGACGGATGCCGAGCCGGGCGGCGAGCTCCTCGGTCGCTGGCCGCGGCCGGGTGTCGGTGGTCTCGGTGCTGTACGGCCAGGGCAGGTCGGCGTTCGTGAGGGTGCGCACAGCAGGAGGATGCGCCACCGTGACGTGACGCCCCTTCTCTCCGTCGAGAACACCACTCCTGCGGAGCAGGTCGTAGGTGAGGCGCATCGTCTGCTCGTGGACCCGGTACTCGGCGGCCATGGCGCGGCGGGAGGGCAGCGGCTGGCCGATGGCCCACTCGCCGGCCCGGATGCGGCGGCGAAGGTCGGCGGCGATGCGCCGGTACGCCGCTTCTGGCATCCGAACCTCTTACGTCGATCAATGATCATCGAGTGAGGTTCGAACCTACGAAGCAGGGCGAGCAGCTGATATATCAGGTGCCCGTAGACGCTTCTGCAGGTGGCGGCTGCTGGTAGGCGGCGGTGCCCTATATTCGAAAGCGTGTTCGCTTGGATGCTTGACTGGCGCGAGTAAGCGCCCCATGGCGTGCCGGACCCGGTAACAGGTGGCCTCCTCGTCGGGTCTCCGGCACAGGTGAGCCCCCTCCGCTGAGTGGAGGGGGCTCACTGCGATTCTGCATCAGCCGATCACGGGCCCGGGGCCCGCCGGCCAAAGTGGGGGCGGCCCCACCCATTTCTGGGAGATTCCTGGGAGACGGGCAGCCATGCGCAACCCTGCGGAACGCCACGCAACCCCACTCAAGCCCCGATACTCAGCGGATGTGACGGCCCGAGATCGCGCGGGCGATGACCAGGCGCTGGATCTCGCTGGTGCCTTCGAAGATGGTGTAGATCTTGG